CATTGGAAACCATTACAAAGGAAATTATGTGAAATTGCAGATGAAGAAGGAATTATTTTAGGTTGTCCTGATTTTGTAAACGTTCCTACTGATTGGGTTTCTTCTGTAAATACTTGTTGTGGGATAGATGTTAAAAATGCATTAACATTTAATACGCATAATTGGCGTAATTTAATGTTACAAGAAAATAAACCATTAAATGCATTATCTGAAACATGGGAAGGTATTGGTTCTGATGAAGATAGAGAACGTGCTAATTCAATAGTTTTGGGTAAACCATCAAAAGATTATTATACGTTTAAAGATGCTGGAATATGTAATATAAAAAGAATGAGAAGGAAATGAGAAGGAGAAGGAGGAAAAATATAAAAAGATCAAGAGTTCCCATCAGAAAAACTCGTAAAAAACCACCTGTTGATTTCTCAAAAAGAAGTCTTAATTGTGGAATATATAAAATTCAAAGTAAGATCAAACCTGAACGATGTTATATTGGTAGTGCTGTTGATATAAAAAAGAGGTGGTGGGCTCATCTTCGTAATTTAAGAAATAATAAACATCAACGTATATTACAAAATCACTATAACAAGTATGGTGAAAAAGATTTAGTTTTTTCTGTAGTAAGATTATGTGTTCGAGAAGCTGCAGTACCATTAGAACAAATATATCTGGATAAGATGAAACCTTATTTTAATATTAATACAGATTCTTCAAGTCCATTAGGAACAACACCATCTGCTGAAACAAGACAAAAAATAATTGATGGCATAAAAATGAAAATTCAAGAGAAAATCAGCATTGACGAATTTGACGGTAAACGCTTTCAAATTAGGTTGGTTAAGCCGACTAACCAACGCAAAGCCGTTATTACTCATTATTTACACAACATTGACAACGGAGTTGCAAAACATTTCAAAAAAGATGCAAACAATATCAAGAGGAAGAAAACAATCTTTCACTTGTTGCAGAAGATGCTTTGCAGCAACTTCTTTTTGAAGTTGAAAATGTTCCTTTTCCTACACCCGACAATTACACTTTTAAATTCATTGACCTATTTGCTGGTGTTGGTGGCTTTCGTTTAGCAATGCAAAATTTAGGTGGCAAATGTGTTTTTACAAGTGAGTGGGACGAACAAGCACAGAAAACATACAGAGCCAATTTTGGAGAAGTTCCATTTGGCGACATAACAAAAGAAGAAACAAAAAAATATATTCCAGACGGAATTGATTTGCTATGTGCAGGGTTTCCTTGCCAAGCATTTTCAATAGCTGGACGAAGAGGAGGTTTTGAAGACACAAGAGGCACTTTGTTTTTTGATGTTGCTGAAATTATTAAACGAAAAAAACCGAAAGCAATATTTTTAGAAAATGTAAAAGGTTTAAGAAATCACAACGGAGGAAAAACATTAGAAACAATCTTAAATGTTTTACGCAACGACTTAGATTACTTTGTGCCAGAGCCACAAATAATAAATGCAAAAAACTTTGGTGTTCCTCAAAATCGTGAGAGAATTTACATTGTAGGTTTCCGCAAAGACCAAGGCGTTACAGAGTTTGAATATCCAAAACCATTGAAGAAAAAAGTTTCTTTTTCACAAGTAAAAGAGAAAAATGTTCCTGCGACAAAATATTTTCTTTCAACTCAATATATGCAGACATTGCATAACCACAAGGCACGACACGAAAGTAAAGGCAACGGTTTTGGATTTGAAATTATAAAAGATACAGAAATAGCAAACGCAATTGTTGTAGGCGGTATGGGCAGAGAAAGAAATTTAGTTTATGACCACCGCATAACTGACTTCACTCCTACGACACATATCAAAGGGACAGTAAACAGGGAAGGAATTCGAAAAATGACACCAAGAGAATGGGCACGGTTACAAGGTTTTCCCGATAATTATTTAATTCCAGTTGCTGACGCATCTGCATATAAACAATTCGGCAACTCCGTTGCCGTTCCTGCTATACAGGCGACAGCAAATAATATTTTAGAACTTATAGGAATTAAAAATGCTAACAGGAAATAAAGGCGAATGGAGTGGAGGAAACGTATGAGAAAATGCGGATTACCTGATTAAACAATTAATAACTAAAAAGATAGGAGGAAATAATTATGATAGTATATGAAATACAAGGAAAACATTATGTTTATATCAAAAATGATGTAGAACATGAGAAGATTAGAATTTCAGAAGTAATAAAAAAGATAGCAGCTAATCATCCATTACAAGCAGAAGTAAAGGTATGGAAAATAACAGCTGGTGTATTTGATAGTGTGTATAGTAAAAGAAATGGTACTATCTTACAAACTATAACAGTAGAAGATTTAATAAATCAATATAAATAAAAACTATGAATTATTGGTTAGTTTATCAGATATATTGTAAGAATACTGGTAAATTATATATAGGACTTACTAGTAAAAGTTTGCATGAAAGATGGATTACACATACTTGTATGAAAAATTCAAATTTTGCCATACATAACGCAATACATAAATATGGTAAAGATGCATTTATTTTACGTACTTTAAAATTAAAATTAACTAAAAAACAAGCTGTTTATTGGGAAATGTATTTTATTAAAATTAAAAATACGACAGCTCCAAATGGGTATAATTTAACCATAGGAGGGGAAGGAGTAGGAGGTTGTAAAAAAACATGTCAAAAAATAAGTAATAAAAGAATACTTTTTTTTAAAAATAAAAATAATAGAGATCATCAAAGACAAATAGCTTTAGATCAATGGCAGAATCCTGAATTTATAAAAAAAATGAAAAAAGGACTTAAAAATCGTTGGGAAAATCCTGAAACAAGAATTAATTATTTAAAAGGATTACAAAGCAAAGAACGTAAAGAAAAACAAAAACAAATAGCCTTAAAACAATGGGCTGATCCAATATTTAGGAAAAAAATGAAACAAGCAAGTATCAATAGATGGATTAATTATAAAGAAAACAAAAAGAAAAAGAATGAATATTAAAGATTATACTTATTGGGAATTAAGAAAAGCTGTTTGTAAGATAGTTCCAAGAACTACTCAACTATTTTCTTCAAATCGTAAATCAGAAATTGTACGTGAAAAAGGAAGAAAGAAAAATTATAGTCAATTTAATCTTCGGCATAAAGAATGGAGAAAGCAAGAAAGATTGTTAAACACTGAAGAAATTAACTCCTTTCTTGAAATCTCAGTTAGAGCTGCTGCGTGTCCTATGCCTTTTAACCTAGATATTTGGGATGGTTTGACTTGTCCTTATAATTGTATTTATTGTTATGCTAATTCATTTAGAGCATCTTTATATACAGCATTCTTTGATAATTCTAAAACAATGGGCTTGCGTCATTGTAATCCAGATTATTATATCAAAGAAATGGATAAAATGGAAAAGTTCAGAAGATTAGAAAAGCCAGAAGTTGCTAAATTAACAGGAATCAACAAAGCTTTTGCTTTAGAAATTCCTGTAAGGATGGGAATAAGGTTTGAAGATTTTCTAAGAAATGAAGGACGTCATGGTATTAGTTTAAAAATGCTAGAATATCTTAAAGACATAGAATATCCAGTGATGATAAATACTAAATCTAATCTTGTTGGAACAGATAAGTATGTAAAAGCTTTAGCAGACAATAAAGCAAAAGCAGCAGTTCATCTTACCATGATTACTAATAATGAAGAAGTATCTAAAAAGCTTGAACCAGGTGCTCCTACATATGCTCAAAGATTAGAAGCTTTAAAAATATTAAATGATGCTGGGGTAAGGGCAATACCACGAATTGAACCTTATTTATTTTTGCTTACAGATGAACCGGATTATGTTTATAAGTATATGGATGATGTTTGGGAAGCAGGAGCAAGAAATATTACATTTGATACTTATTCTTATACAGCCAACAATTCAGGATTAAGACAAAGCTTTATAAATGAAGGATATGATTATGATAGAATGTTTTTAGCTGGATGTGATAGTCAACCTTTTGGTAGTTTATTATTGGCTAAATTTATGGATTTATTTCGTGAAAAAGGATTTTCCTGTTCTACTTTTGATATGGGAAATGTGCCTAAAAATGATCAAAATATTTGTTGTGAAGTTTCAGATTGGTTTACAGGAGGATGGAATTATGGTTGCACTGTAATGGCTGCTAGATTTATTACGTTTAGAAAAGGTAAAAACACTTCATGGAAAGATTTTGAATACTATGTTCGAGTAAATGGAGGTTTTCTT